ATATATAATGAATAATAGTTGGATAAATCAAGAAATTATTATAAAAAATAAATTAATAGATTTACTACCAAATAAAATTTATAATTTAAAAGATAAAAAACAATTAATCAATTTTATAAATTCACAATTAAATAAAAAATATACATTGAACAATTTTAATAATTTGGAAAAAATTAAAAATATTATAATAAATCTTAATCTAACAGATTTATATGAAATAAACAATGGTGAAAACTTTAATATTATTAAATCAAATACTATACCAAATATATATATCAAAAAAATAAAACAATATATTTTTGATAAAAAATTAAATATATCTTGTTCTATTTTTCATAATAATAAAAATATTTTAAATTATAATAATGAAATATATGCTATGCATTCAATTGGTAAAGTTTTTACTGGATTTTTAATTATGATATTATTAAATTTAACAATTATTACAAAAGAAGATATTAATAGTCCAATTCAAATTGACCCAACTATATTGAATACAATACCCATTAAAGTAAAAAATAGATTAAAAACAACAACTATGTTAGATGCAATGACACATATGTCTGGACTAAAAGATTATCTTACAAAATATTTTGATGCATTAAAAATAAATAATAAAATAAACCCATTAAATCCAGAAGATTTTGTAAAATATATAGATGATGATGTTGATAAACAAGGTATTTTTAATTATTCAAATGCTGGTATATTATTATGTGGATTAAGTGTTCAATATTTATATAATAAAAATAAAAAAACAAATAAAACTTATAATGAAATATTGTATGAATATATAATAAAACCCTCTAAAATAACTACATTTTCTATAATTAAACCAAAAAATGGTATTTATAACAAAATAGATAAATTGTCTAAATTTATTAATGGTTCTCCTGGTGGAGGATATTGGATATCTTGTTATGATTTATCACTATTTGGTAATTTTGTAATTAATATGTGTTATAATAACAAACAAATATTTACTTATCTTAAAAAATATGGAAGTGAATTTTATTTTGATAATTTAATAAGACATTTTGGAGGAATTGATGGTTCAAAATGTTTATTATCTGTTTATTTAAAAAACAAAATATCAATTGTAATTATGGATAATGATGGTAATAGTACCGATTTATTACATTTAGGTTTAAACATATTTAATTAATTTTTAATATAATAATTTATTATAAACATATTTTTATTATTCCTAATTTTTATATCATATAATATAATTATTATATTATATAATACCTACTCATAAAAGCGAAGATTATAAATTATCTGCGGTTGAATATTATTTAACAGAAGACAAAACACAGGAAAACACGAAAACTAAAAAATTACCTGCCTTAAAATCGGCATTTTAAATGTGCAAAGGTGTAAACAATAAAAATTATAAACATTAAAATTACATAATACTATAATTCTATAATTCCATCATGCGATTTCATTCTGGTAATATAATTTCCACACTCGTAAATTTCCTTGGCGGCCATATCTTTGAGCCCGGCCAATTGCCTGCATTTCAATATCACTATTCATTTTATGTAATATGATTATATCTGTTGTATTTTCCAGATTCATTCCGCTTCCAAAGAATTTAGAATTGACCAATAATACATTAGTTTCTCCATTTTTAGCTTTATATTTTTCCAATTGCCTATTAATAGTTGCGCTAGTACCTCTAATTCGGTCATATTTAAGACTCCATTTATCTAGAATACTAGTAATCTTAATATTCAATGTACTTTCATATTCTGTAAAAATTAGATATTTCTTAACAGGTAAATCATTATTCAATTCAAATATTTTATCCATATTTTCATATTTATTAAATTTATTGGAATTAGCTTTCACATAATCCGATTTTTGACCATATGTAGTTAATTCCTTAGGAAAACCAATAACTATTTCATCATTAGTTTTAGTATTACTATTTTTACCATCTTTTACAACTAGCAATTTAGATATTGTCAATTCGCTCCTACAAGTAGGGCATTTGGTTTTATCATTTAATGCCATTGTAATACATGTAAAGCAATATTTATTATTACAGCATGGAGTTATAATAGGATTAGTAAAATCATCAATACAAATAGGGCAATTATCAACACTCTTAATTCTATCTTCAATACAAGCTATTTTAGTTTTCAATTCTTGAATTACAAATTTCTTATTAATAACACTAATATTTTCAACATCTGCTTTATATTTAGGATTCTCTATAGTAACTTTGAGTTCATATTCCTTAATAAGCAATTCGTCATGATATTTTTGCGTTATTAATTTAATAATATTGTTTTCATCTCCAACAACGGCATCAATCCTACCAATAATTCCTTCAATATCACCCGCATTTAGCATACGCATAATATCATTGGAAACCATGCCATTAAGAACCTGTATAATAGCATTGTCTTTACAGACTATTATAAATATTTCCATTTCTGGAAGCAATATAGATTGCTTAATATGTTCTGGATTATTAATGAGGAATAATTTAAAATTATCATTATCATAAAGAGCACTAATTGTATTGAAAATGAAGCCTGTTGAAAATACGGTTTTCTCTCTCATTTGATAAGCATAACCTTCATTAGAAAGTTGTCTTTTACAAACATAACCATTATTTGTCATTAAACTACTAATAGAACTGGTAATCAGCCATGTAAAAACGGTTTTAATATCTATTAATCCGGAGCCTTTAATCGAATTGCATTCATCAATAATAATTCTATTTACTGTATACCTATCTTTATTAAAATACAATGATAATAAGTTATAAAATGTATCACTTACTAGAATTACATCTAGCGATTCTACAAATGGTTTATTAAGATGACTTAAATTACGATTAAATCCTTTTAAATAATTATCCATAGCATTATAATATTTATCATTATATTTTAGTGTAGCATAGCAGTGGTTAAGAGATTGCATATTTACAGGACTAATAGTTCCATTAATTAATTCACATTCCATAATAGAGTCATTAATTTTTGCATATTCAATATTAAAATTTGTTATTACTTTCTCTAATTCATCTATTTTTTTAATATATGCTCCTATTTCTTCATCTGTAGTTGTTTCTCTTATATTGTGTCTAGATCGATATCTTAAATCATATAATTCGGTTCTACTAATGGCTATACTTCTATTAATTTCTTTCTTTTTATCTTCTAATTGTTTTTTAGTTAGTGATGGTATTACAGGGGCTACTGGTTCTATAGGTATTACTACTTCTTCTATAACTGGTTGGGTTACTGGTTGAGTTACGGGTTCTGGAATTGCTTCATCATTAGATTTCTTTTTCAAAACAATCTTTTTTTTAGATTTAGATGTAGTTATTTCAGTTTCAGCAGCAGTATCATCATTAGGTGTTGTTGCTGCTGCTTCTGCTGTTGCTGCTTTAGTAGTAGCCTTACTAGATGCTTTTTTTGCTCTAGATTTAGGTTTAACATCATCAGTCTTTTTTTCATCTTTAGTAGGAATAGTTTTAAATCTACATTTATCATCGCCTAGAGTAAAAACATCTTTTGCCTTTTGTACAACATGATATTTAAGACCACTATTTTCAAGATATTTACTCCATTGACCAATTAAACTATGTGGAACAAGTAATATATTAGTATCAAGCTTATTTACTTCTAAAGGTGTAATATTACTTGAACCAACATTTTTACATCGAAAAGGTATATTCTTACCATTTAGTGTTTTAGCTTCATTTAACAATGCCATAATACAATATGATTTACCGGCACCCACATGATCACAGAGAACTCCTATATTAGTATAATTAGTAGTTATTTCACTAGATGGTTCAGTTAGATGAGGTATTGTATCATGTGGTGTTGCTATATTTTTTTTAATAGTTTTAACATTATATATCATATTTTCTAATCCCCTCATATAATATAATGAGGTTAATTGATGTAATTTCATAGTATATTGACCCATAGGTTTTCTAGGACTATATAATTTTGAACTATCCAAATAATGAATACCTTCATAAGGTAATTTATCAACTGGTATATTTTCATCAATTGTAATTAGGGTTTCTAATTTATTTAAATTATTAAATAGAATTAGCTCTCCAGTTTGAGTTTGAGTATCATTTGTATCATTACTCTCATTACTTTGTTCAATATCATTATTATTCAAATCGCTTATATCACTGTTAATTAATTCATTGAAAGTAGTCATTTTACGATAATTATGTAATATATAATTTGTAATACTATTTAATATTTTAATATTCAATTTTTTATTATCTAATACCTATTATCTAAATATAATTTTCTAATATAATTATAGTTAAAATATAAAATATAGAAAATATAAATAATATGGAAAATATAAATAATATGGAAAATATAAATAATATGGATAAAAAAGTTCATATGAAAGGAGGTACATTTAAATTAGGTAATTTATTAAAAACAAAGTTAAGTATAGCTGATATTATAAGAAAAACTAAAAAAAGTGAATTAAAATTGATAAGTTGTTATAAAGATATGTATAAAAAAACAAAGCAATACGAGTTAGCATATGATGATCATCTAAAAAATATAAATATCTTAGATGAAAAAATAAATTTTAATGGAATGGAAACTATTTTTAAAAAAGTTATTATGAAAGATATAATCAAAAATGGTAGAGTTGATAGATCTGAACCATTGCTTTTTATTAATTATCTTATAAGAGGAGAGATTTCTCCTCCTGAATATATTAAAGAACATATTTTAAGACAAGTAGAATATAATTTATATAAATATTTTGCTAGTCGTGATCATATATATATTAAAAATATTGAAATTAGTAATATTACTAAAGAAGATTTTCAATGTACAATTTTAACTAGAGATGATGTTGTAAAAAAATATAAAATAAATCATTCAAATTATTTAATTGATAAAAGTGAAACTAAGGCAATGTTACATAAAATTTTATCTGATACTAAAAAGAATTTAAAAAGGGATAGTGCAATAGAATTACTAAAAAATTCAAATAAAAGTATTAAATCTAGTAAAAGTGGTAAAGATGATAAAACAAAAAAATCACGTGAAACATTTACATTATCTATATTAAATACTAAATCAAAGAATAAGTCTAAATCAAAACATAATAATAGTAAAAGTAAAACAAATCTTAGTATGATAAATTTAGATTTCAATACAAAATCAAAGAATAAACCTAATTCAATGTCAAGATCTAAAACAATAAATAAAAGTGTTAAAAGTATTAAAGATATTAAAAATGAAATACAATTTAAACCACTTCAGAGAAAAAAATTAAGTTTATTTATGACTAAATCTGAAAAGAAAGCAGAGGCTGATGCTGCAGCTAAACTAGCTCAACCTGTTGGAATACCACAACAACCAGTTCAATATGGATCACCTATACCAACTGTAGATACTAGAGCTCTACAATTATTAACTCAAGGTGCTCCTACTATAGGACAACCATTACAGCAAACACCTATTCAAGGTCAAGTTCAAAGTACAGATCCTGAAGATATAAGATGTAATGCTGGAAATGATTTTGAAAGCTGTAAATCTTTAGGAGGTTGTCACTGGAAATTAGGTAAATGTAATAAAAATATACCTTTACAACAAACTTCTTTTACACCTGCTGTTAATCCATTTGCATTACCTTCTTAAATATTATATCAGAATAGTAGTATTTATAATATTAGATAGTAGATACTAGATACTAGATACTAGATACTAGATATTAGAGATATTTATTATTTTTTAATTTATTTTTATAGTTTGTAATTTATAGTTTATTTTTATAGTTTGTAATTTATAGTTTATTTTTATAGTTCTAATAAATATAATATATTTATATGTATATAGTAAATATATAGTAAATATATAATAATAATATAAATACTATGGATACATTTCTTAAATTAACTTCAGTAAAAGATAAAAATAATTGTAATTGTATTAGTCCTTTTTATATAAATGATATTTCCGGTATAAATCCTAATACTGGTCGTAATTATGCATCAGAAGATAAAGATATTTTAAAATCTGCCCTCTATCGTATTTCCAATGCTCGTGGTTGTAATCTTTCTGTATGTTGTGATCCTAATGATCCTTCTAAAACACCTGATGAAAAATTTACAAATGAATTTATACAAAAATATCCTAAAATAATGCCTGTATATACTGGAAGTAGTATTACATCTATTAAATTATCAACAAATGGTAGTGTAACTGGTAATGGGTGGGTAGCACCTACTCCATATATGATTTGTAAAATTACTAAAGCTACAATTAGTGATACTTCTGATCCTACTATAAAAATAGCATCTAAACTTGTTAATAATTGTTTTACTAATCAATGTAATCCTGCTAAATCTATTACTTTAAATACACTTCTTCAAACTTCAAAACTGGATATGAAATATACCTATTTGGATGATACTATGGTAGCACAAGCACTCGCGGAAGGTAATATTACATATGTTAAACAATATATTCGTAAATATAAAATGGTTGATTCTGCTTTAACTAATGATGATTATAATAATCGTATGATACATTTAGCAGCAGCAGGTAAAAGTTTAGATATACTTAATATGCTTATTGCTCTAAAAGCTAATTTAAATGTTACTAATAAAATGCGCGAAACTCCTCTTCATTTTGCAGTTCGTAGTAAAAATACTAATAATATGGATGCTCTTTTATCTCAAGGAGTAGATATGACACTGGTCAATAATAAAGGTGAAACTGCAATGTTTTATGCTATGAAAACAGGAAATATGAATATTATAAATATGCTTTATAATAATGGTGCGTCCGTATTAGGTGTTGATAAAATGGGAAATAATTTAATTCATTATTGTATTTTAAATTGCCCTTCATATAATGAAGATGATGATACTGTACCAAATACTAAGAGTGAGATTATTAAGTTTCTAGTTGATCATGGTATTAGTACAGAACAAAAGAATTTGAAAGGTATATCACCTTTAGAAATGGTAGGCAAGGAAATAAATAAGGAAATAAATAAGGAATGTGATCTAGCTATTTCAAAAGATACTGATAATATTAAAGAGAAATTTTTTAATACTAAAGCAATTGAAGAGGGATTTGCTAGTTCTACAACACTACCTTCTGTAAATTCAACACTACCATCTGTAAATTCAACACTACCATCTGTAAATTCAACACTACCTTCTTCAGGACCTACTATCAAACCAACAAAGATTAAATATGGAGCTAAAGAAAATAATATATCTGGAGGCACTACAGAACATAAATCCCTATTAGAAATCCAAACTATGTTATTCAATAATATTATTAAAAATAATCCTAATAAATATAATAAATATATAAGCGTTAAAGATATTCCAAAAGGAGCTCCGATTGAAGTTCTAGATACTGTTTGTGTTGGAGATGGTATGACAGGTAATGAAGATAGTGATGAATGTATTGCTGCAGGTGGTCAATTAGTTAAAGTTAAAAATCAAACTACTAAAATTAAATTAGAATTGATTCAAGAAGATGATACAGTTATTGACGAATTAGATGAATCCGAACTATATTATAAGAAAAATCCACGTAAGGCGCCTAAAGATACAATACCCGCAAATATTAAAGAATTTAATGATAATGTTATTAAAAATGGACCTATTACATATACTAATGGAAATACTGTACCTCAAACTACAGGTTTTACATATAATATTGGGCAAGAATCTACTAATGTATTAAATAGTATTGAGGGGACCCTAGGGTTTAATCCACAACCTACTAAAGGAAGTATTAATACTGTACCTAGTATTACTATAGAATCAGGATCTATACCAGTATCTATACCAACATCTATGCCAAAAAAGAATCCTATTACAACATATTCCAATAAAACGGCAACTGCTCACCCTCCTATGTTTGATGATGAAGTTATACATAAATGTCAAAGTGATGCTATTAGAAATTCTACGAAAATTACAGAGGCTCAAAATACTACTACATCAACATTTCCAAATGTAACACAAGGAAAATTTGAATCTATTACTATTTATATTGATACGTATAAAAAATATATTATTGGATTTTTAATATTAATAGTATTATTAATAGGATTCTTAATATATAAAAACTATTCAAATAATAATCCTACTAATCCTACTAATAATGCTACTAATAATGCTACTAATAATTCTCAATAAAAAAATATTACTTAAATAATAATATAACTATAAAAATAAAAATAAAAATAAAAATAAAAATAAATTAATAAAATATAACTCTCAAAATGGTTCAATCAACATATAAATATATGAATAGTCCAAATTTTTTTATATATCTATTTATAATAATATTCATAATATTTATTATATTACAAATATTATATTATTCTCTAACTAAATTTACTAAAACCATTACTATTAAGGATAAATATACAAATTCAAACCGTAATACCATCATTTATACAATAGTAGATTCTGATAATAAAATATATAATATTGAAAATGTTTGGTTTTTATTTGATTTTAATAAAGGGGAAAATTATAATATGATAAAGGTAAATTCAACATATGTTGTATCTGGATATGGTTTTACGATTGATATGTTTAGTTTATATCCAACTGTATATAATGCAACTCCTGCTTAATTATACATACTCAACTATACATATCTAACTATACATATGAATAAATTTTTCTTTATCATCTTCTTCCATATTATTCTTTGATTTAATATCCATGAAGAGTTTCATACCTTTTTCAATATCTATAATTGTAATTTTTTTCTTTGTATCTCTCAATTCATTTTCAGTAGGAATTAATAATAATCTCTTAGAATGTGTTTTTTTACAGCAGGCAAATAATGTTGTCATATCACCTCCAAAATTAGGAAAATATTTCATATTCTTTTCAATAAATGGTACTATAGTTTCAACTGTATCCATCAAATTCCATTTCTGTTCCAGAATATATTTTTTAAATATCAATGTTAATTCTTCCGCAGTATAACCTTTAATCTCAAAGTGATGGGTGAAACGGCGAGCTAGACCATCATTGTATGCCAGGAATTTCTCATAGGTAGGTTCTTTATAACCAGCAATAACACATACCAAATCATGACTGTGTTCCGATAAATATACATTAATCATATCAATCGCTTCGCGAGCAAAATCTTTTTCAGAAGTAGGACTCAATGAATAGACCTCGTCTAAAAGTAATACACCACCTAGAGCTTTTTCTAGTACTTTACGAGTCCTAGGAGCCGTTTGCCCTACATACTCGCCGATTAGATCATCGCGCTTAGCACATATTACTTTATCAGTTTTAAGAAATCCTAATTTATTATATATTTTTGCAATTATATGAGTTAATTGGGTTTTACCAACTCCAGGAGGTCCTACGATTACAGTGTGAAGCATATCAACATTTTTATCATCCAATTTCTGTAAATAATATATAATTTGGTCAAAAATGATTTTTTTAACATCAGTCATACCAATCATATTTTTTAATTCTATTAATGGAATAACTAAATCATTTAAGCGACTAAGATTTAAATTATAACGCTTACGTTTTTTAGGATTATATGATTGACCAACACGGATTAAGTCATCAATATCTTTAATATCGGCACCTAGCCATTCATACTCTAATTTACTATCATCATTATCATCATCATCATTTTTATTACCTTTCTTTTTATTATTAGGACCATTATTAATACTACCACCATTCTTAATAATAATATCATTTTTATTATTAAATTTATATATATTTGTATCTTTACCAGAATCAATCTTATTTAAACTATTCAATATTGTTTGCAAAAATATATTATTAAAATCAGTGGACTCAATTCCATTATTATTATTACTATTACTATCAGATTGATTACCACAACATTTCTCCTCTTCATCTTCCTCCTCTTCTTCATCTTTTTCACATTCCTCTTCCTCCTCTTCACATTCCTCTTCCTCATCATCTTCTTCATCATCTTCAATATCTTCCTCCTCCTCAATATCTTCCTCAATATTAATTCCCTCATTTCCCGAAGGGTATTTGCGCGCGGGATTTCCTAAATCCTGCTTTATAGTATTAGGACCTGTTAATACACTATTTGAAGAATTTTTAACAATATCAATAAAACAAGTTTTACAATAATTATTACATTCATAAATATAAGTTTTAATATTTACATCATCAATTATAATTTTACATTTTTTACAACATAATGGATCAATATTTATAGTATATTTTTTAGGCATTATTATAGTTCTACGAGGATACCTAGGACTACTCATTATGGAATATAGAATATGAAATATAGATTATGAAATATAAGATATTAATAATTTATAATTTATAGATTATAATGTATTTAATTATCTTATTTTTTAAGTTGATAAATTATTAATTAAATTTTAATATAAACAAATTTTACATATTCTAATTATCTGTATTATTTCATATATTTATTATATCTTTCTAGTATACTTAAAAATTGAAATTTAATTATACATTATATTTCAATAATTATAATTATTTATAAATTTGAATTTAAGATAGTAGAACAAAGATATAAATATATAAAATGAAGAAGAACAGTAAGCCTACACAAGCTAAAGTTATTACACAAGCTAATATTACTACACCTGATGAAAAAATAAAGATGGTTTTAAAAAAGAATATAAAATCTGTTAAGAAACCAATTGAAGAATGCGAAAGTCCCCTCGAGCAGGATTTAGGAAATCCCGCGCGCAAATACCCTTCGGGAAATGAGGAGGGAGCTCGAGGGAACCTTGGTTCCTTCGTAAAGGATTTAGGAAATCCCGCGCGCAAATACCCTTCGGGAAATTATGAAATTAATATCGAAGAAGATATTGATAATAATCATAATGAAAAGGAGGGATCTCGAGGAGGTTCCTTCGTAGATGATGAGGAAGAAACTCATGAAGAATCTAATATTGGTTCTTTCTCAGAAGTTTCTGAATTAGTTAATGAATTGAATAGAAAAATAAATAATTCTAAAAGTGAAGCTAAATCTAATTCTGATTCTAAATCTAGTCCCAATTCTGATACTGAATATGATTATTATGGTAATACATTTGATGTAATCGATACTATTTTAACTCAGCATGAAAATCGCGAGTTAGTTAATCATCAGCATACATCATATAAACAATTTATTGAAAAAGACATAGGTGATATAATCCGTCAATTCAATACACGTAAATTATATTTTAATTTTGATCCTAATGCTAATAAGCATAAGCTAGAACTACATATTGATTTTCTAAATTATAATTTGGGAAAACCTACTATACATGAAAATGATGGTAGTTCCCAAGTTATGACTCCAGATATTGCTAGACTAAGAAATCTAACATATAGTGCCCCTCTTAGTTTAAATATTAAGTTGACACGTATTGTTAGATCTAGTAGTAATCATCAAGTCTCTTTTAATGAAGATCCAGAACAAAATACTATTGAAACATTTGATATAGAAGATATTAAAGAAGAATATTTTAATAATATTAATTTTGGACGTATTCCTATAATGGTTCTGGGCTCAAATTGTATTCTTAATAAGAAAGATTCCATTCCTCTAGAACAAAATGGCGAATGCCCATATGATTTAGGAGGTTACTTTATAATTGGTGGTAATGAAAAAGTTATTATATCTCAGGAACGTATTGCGGAAAATGAGGCATTTGTATTTAATAATCAGAAAAAATTAAAAGGTAAGGAAATAGAGATTCGTTGTGCTTCCGACCAGCACTTTAGTGTTGTAATAGCAAATGTAATTAGAAATGTATATCGTGATGAATGTCTAGAATTTGATATTCCTAATTTTAAAAATCCGGTTCCTATTTTCTTAATTATGAAGGCCCTAGGTGTTGCGACTGATAAGAAATTATTCGAATACATTGCCTGGGATATGGATGATGATGTTGGTAAATTTATTGTAAATTCATTAAAACCGAGTTTTGAAAAATTCAAAAAGATATGTAAAACTAATTGTATTGAAACTAATGCAGAACAATCTAAATTCCAAGAAATAATGCTGAATTATCTGAAATATAAAAATACTAATCGTGAGATTAGAATGAATCAGGAAGATAAGATAGCATACTTGAATAAGGTTCTGGAAGATGAGATTCTGCCACACATTGGTAAATCATTTAACAAGAAGATTAAATATATTGGATATATGTGCCGTAAATTGCTATTAGTTCAACATAATTATATAACTCATGATGATAGAGATGCTTATGATAATAAAAGGGTGGATACACCTGGAAGATTACTTGCTACTCAATTCCGGCAATGTTTTAATAAATTGGTTAAAGATATGGTTAAATCATTTACTAGGGAAATTAAGAATAATAAATCTAGACGTGATATATTTGAACTTATTAATAGTAATAATATTTACAAGATTATTAAGCCTACTATATTAGACGGTGGTCTTAAATATGCTCTGGCTACTGGTAATTGGGGTATTAAAACGAGTGGAAAAGGTAATGTAAAAGCCGGTACTGCTCAAGTTCTTAATAGACTTAGTTATCAGAGTTTTGTATCTCATTTGCGCCGTGTAAATTCTCCTAGTGATAAAACTGGAAGTAACGGTAAGATTGTTAAACCTAGAAAGCTGCATGGTACCAGTTGGGGATATATATGCCCAGCTGAAACTCCAGAAGGCCAACCGGTTGGTTTGGTAAAGAACCTTTCACTAATGTCGAAGATTACTTCTAATAGCAATAGTGTTATTATTAGACATTTAATTCATACTTTTAATATTAAGCAGTTGGAAGATATTACACCACTTGAAATTAGTAATAATTGTATGATTATGTTAAATGGAGATTGGATTGGTATTACTCCTGAACCGGAAGTATTTGTTAAACAACTTAGAGCTGAACGGCGACAGGCGAATATTAATATATTTACTGGTATCTATTGGAATGTGGAACAGAGAATCATAAAGATCTATACTGATGCTGGCCGCCTAGTTCGTCAATTATATATTGTAGATGCTGAAAATAAATTGCGGATGAGTAATAAATATTATCAGCAATTAAAAGAAACTAAATTCTCATTTAATTATTTGATTAGTCCTAAATTCTATGAAACATTTTGCGATACTATTAATATTGATAAGATTAATGAAATATTTGGTAAAGGTGCTGGAACTGGCTCTAGTGGTGATAAGTCTTTGTCTAGATTGGAAGGTGTTATTGAATATATAGATACTAACGAAGTTAATAATACTTATATTGCTATGACAAATGCTGATTTGGATCTGGATAATGATCATGAACCCTATATAAATGAATTTACACATTGCGAAATTCACCCTGGCCTGATGCTAGGTGCTGTGGCATCGGTAATACCTTTTTCAGATGATAACCAATCTCCTAGAAATTGTTACCAATGTTTAGGTATTAATGAAACTGTTTTAATGTCCGATGGTAATAATAAAATGATTAAAGATGTTAAAATTGGAGATGAAGTAATTACATTTCATCCTGAAACATTAAAACAGAGTATTACTAAAGTAGTTAATCATTTTATTAAACCTAATGATAAACCTGTTTATAAATTAACAACTGTTTCTGGACGTGTAATAATTGCTACAGAAGACCATAAATTTATGACAATAGATAATGGTATTCAAGGATGGAAAGAAGTAAAGGATATGGATATTAATACAACTAAAATTGGTGTAAATATTACTCATATTCGTGAAGTTATATTACATCAAAAAGATGAAGAAATTAATGTATATTTACCAATTTTAAGTATTGAACTAGTAGAAGATCAATTAGTAAGTGATATTACTGTGGAATCTGATAATCATAGCTTTATTACAAGTAATGGATTTTTATCCAGTAATTGTGCGATGGGGAAGCAATCCATTGGTCTCTTTGCTCGCAACTTTCAAAAGCGGATGGATACTATTGCTCATGTTGCTAATAATTTAGAGAGAGCATTAGTTAAAACCAGATTTGCCAAATATATAAACTATGATGAATTGCCTTGTGGTGTTAATGCCATGGTTGCCATCGGTTGTTATACTGGTTATAATATGGAAGATAGTGTTCTTCTGAATCAGGCCGCTGTTGACAGAGGTTTATATAGAGCTACTTTTTATAGAACTTATAAAGATGATGAAAAGAAAATTCAATCTAGTGGTCGAGAAGAGAAATTTGCTAAACCAAATGTTAAATATACTCGTGGAACTAAACCCGGTAATTATAATAAACTAGATGAACGTGGTATTATTCGTAAGGATGAATATGTGACTAGTGATGATATTATAATAGGCAAGGTTTTACCATTGAAGAATAAATTTGACGAAAATGGTCATCAATTGTATAAGGATTGTTCCACCAGTTTAAGAAGCAATGAAACCGGTTTTGTAGATAAAATCTATACTGACCGAAATGCGGATGGTTTTCGATTTGCCAAAATTAGAATGCGAACTGAAAGAACTCCTATTATTGGTGATAAATTTGCCTCTCGCTGTGCCCAGAAAGGTACTGTTGGTATGATTTACCCGCAAGAGCAAATGCCTTTTAATGCGGATGGAATTTCTCCTGATCTCATAATGAATCCGCATGCTATACCTAGTAGAATGACCATTGGGCAACTAATGGAATGTATATTAGGAAAAGCCTGTGCTACATTAGGAGGCTATAGTGATTGTACTCCTTTTAGTAAAATCCCTTATGATAAAATATGTGATATATTAGAAGCAAATGGGTTAAATTACTCTGGTGATGAAATTCTTTATAGTGGTATTACTGGGCAGCAAATGGATGTTAAATTATTCTTTGGTCCTACTTATTATCAGAGACTGAAACATATGGTGCTCGATAAAATACACTGCATCCGGGTAGAAAACCATGAAATCCTCACTCAAAATGGCTGGAAAAAGTTTATGGATATTACCGATAATGATAAATTGTTTTCATTAGATATTAAAACATTAGAGACATCTTTTGATAAACCTATTAAAAAACATTATTATAAAAAGGAATTAAGAGATATGTATCATATTAAAAATGATTATATTGATACATTTGTTACTGATAATCATCGATTTCCTTATTTATATAGTAATAATGATATTGATATTGATAATAAATATACTAATATTAGACTTAATGAAATGAAAAATATTATTACTGAATATAATGAAATTATTGAATATAATGAATTTAATCATAAAAATAATAAACTAGAATTTCTTAAATATAATACTAATAATTTAAATAATTTAGAAACATTCAAAATAGATAAAATGGATATGAATGAAATAAATTTAAATTGCGATGTATTCTGTTTTACAATGCCTAAAGAAACATTTTATGTAAGACATAATGGATTAGAATTTTGGACTGGTAATAGTCGCTCGAGCGGTCCGGTTGTACAATTGACGCGACAACCTGCAGAGGGACGCTCTAGAGATGGGGGATTACGCTTTGGAGAAATGGAGAGAGATTGTTTTAATGAAAATACTCCTATAACAAGCGGAAATGGATTATCCATTAAAATTCAAGATTTTGAAACCCAAAAGTTCGATGTATTAGGATGGAATCAAGAGAAAAATGGTATGACTACATCTAAAAATACAAATTTCCTATATAAAGGGGAACGTGAATGCGTAGATATCTATTTGGAAGATGGTAGGAAAATTACTTGTACGCCTGATCATAAGCTTTTAACATCTAATAATGAATGGATTAAAGCTAATGAACTTAAAATTAATGATAATAGATTAAAATGTAGTGTTAAATATCCTACTATTGATATTAGAAATGAAATACAATTGTGTAATAATTGGGAATATAAAATTAGTGATACTCTAATTCTTAAAACTAATACCCAACTAGAATATTTTAAATCTATGGCATTTTCTAGATTCTTAGGATATTTAATAACAGATGGACATATTGATAAAAAAGATAATGCTGGATATATATATCTAGGACATCAATTAGATGTTGAAAAAGTATTAGTAGATATGAAATTATTTACAACAATTAAGCAAATTAATTTTATTCATAAAAATGCATATTATATTAAAATACCATTAGACCTAATTAAAAATATAATTAGTATAAAAGGTATTGTTAGAGGTAATAAAGTAAAACAACCATCACAATTACCAGAATTCATATTAAAAGATGATTGTCCTTTACCTATAGTTAGAGAATTCTTAGCTGGTATGTTTGGCGGCGATGGTCATACTTGCTATATTGGTAAAAATACATTTACGTCTGTATCATTCTCAAAGAGTAAAAATATTATACATATTAATTCATTACAATTAATGATTGAAAATATTAAGAAATTATTAGCTAAATTTGAAATAAATAAAGTTACCATTCAAAATAAAAAGGTAAATACTAAATCTAAATCAAGAGCTGAAGATGATAAGAATTATGAAATTGTATTACATCTAGATATTAGTGAGCTTTTACCTTTCCATGAAAAAATAGGTTTTAGATATTGTTGTCATAAAAATCAAAGATTAGAGGCAGCAGTATCATATATGAGATTACGTAATAATATTACTCGACAGAAAACTTGGATTATAAATAGAGTTAATGAGCTTACTAATTATAAGGTTCTTAAATTGGAAAATCCTAATAAAATTGTAGGAACTACCAAAGCAACTACACAAGCTATTGATGAATTAAAGGCTTTAGAACCTATATTACATCAATGTTCAATACCTAGTACCCATGATATTTTAGAGTATTTAGTTAATGAGAGAGAAGGTGGTAAATTCGCTAGCTCTAAACTTATTAGTTCAACTGAGTTTTTAAATAGTATTGGAGCTATTGATTGGTTTAATGAACCTCAAACTAGAATTACTATTGATGAAATAGAAAGTAGTGAAGAAGAACCTACTGTAGCAGAATCTACTGAAGTTACTACTGTAGAACCTACTGAAGAAGAACAACCTACTGTAGACGAATCTCTATTAAATAATTATGGTGTATCTAAAACTGATTATGTTCTACCTACAATGAATCTAAAAGTAATTGATATTCGTAAGGCAGGAATTCATAAAGTGTATGATATTCAGGTTGATAAAGAAGAATCATTTTTAGCTAATGGTGTAGTAGCTCATAACTGTATGATTTCACATGGCGCTATGGGATTCTTGAAAGAAAGAATGATGGATGTTAGTGATATATTTACAGTTCATATTTGTAAGGAATGTGGTTTGTTTAGTGTGGTCAATCCAGAAGATGAAGATGGTGTCCGTGCTTGTGGAGGTTGTGAAAATTATTCGCAATTTATGGAATTACGAGTTCCTTATGCCTGTAAATTACTTATGCAGGAATTGGAAGGAATGATGATTACACCGCGTTTTAATATGCATAGTACTTAGAGACGATATATATATAAATATATAAATATATAAATATAAAATTAAAAATAAAAAGAATAAAATTGGTGTTTTAAATGCCTAAATAAAAATTATTTTTTTTTATAATATCATATATAAAAATTGGAGAGTTTAAAATATAAAATTGAAATTATTGGAAAAAACAGTAGAAACAGTAGAAAATTGATTTGTTTCACAATCTATATCTAATTCATATATATTGATTTTATTGAACATGGCTCATTTATGTTCAAATTGCGGTGATCCTAAATCGGCTGGTTGTGATTGTGGTGGAATGCAAATTTCTCTAAAATCCTGTATTGCAGTTGATGTCCCACAATTTGGTGTTCCACAAGTAAAAGTTGCAAGAGTTTCTGAAAGAGTCTCTGTTTTAATTCCGCAAGTTCCAGCTGCAAGACCCTTACCGACATGGTGTAGTGAATGTATGAACCCTCCAAAAATAGCGTGTCCGGATAAATCTTGTCCTTTTATGGTTTGTTCATCGAAATGCCAATCTGAACATAATAAAAATTATCATTCAGTTAAAATTCCACAAGTTGGTGTTCCGCAAGTTGGTGATCCGCAAGTTGGTGATCCGCAAGTTGGTGTCCCTCAAGATGCCAGACTTCCTGACAGAGTCCCTGATTTAATTCCACAAGATGATGTTCCGCAAGTTGGTGTTCCGCAAGTTGCCAGACTTCCTGACAGAGTTCCTTCTTTAATTCCGCGAATATATGGAATGTTTCTGTAAAACTTGTAATACATTTGTTTGATCGATGCAAAGCTCTATATCATAATAAATTTTATTTACTTCCTGTACAACGACCATCTGTAGTTACGGTAGTGTGTATATTAATCGAATAGTAGATATTAAATTATTAGTCATCCATAATAACTATTCGCTTTTGTGTTAATTTTTTATTAGCAATTTCTTTTTTTTCTTTTTCATCATTACCATCTTTACCATCTTTTCCGTCCTTACCATCTTTCCCTTCATCCTTTTCATCTTTCTTTTCACTCTTTTCTTCCATCATATTCCTATTTGGCATTTTCTTTAATGTTCTTTTCCGTTCTTTAGGTTTGATTATAGGTTTAGGATATTCACGATGTGTAAGTCTTTTATAATAATCCATAACTATTTTTTCTTTATCTTTTATACTTTTTGTAAAATTATAAGATGTATTCATTTTTGTATCTAGCATAATCTATATTCTATATTTTAATTATATTTTTATAATATTTTATAATATTTTTATATAATATTTATTTTTCTTATTTGGTTCGAGTAAAAAACTATACTTAAATATATATTTACTATAAATATAAAGTTATAAAGTTAATCATTCCAGATACAATTATATATACACCATATACAGCATATACAGAATGACTAAAGGTATAGGATGGGACATAGGTATTAAAAACTTGGCTTATTGTGTTTTGGATTCTGGAGTGGCTAGTAATTCACCTAATGCTTTTCTGTTTAATGATACATATTATGATATTTCAAATTGGGCAGATATTAGTTTAGTATCACAAATAGAAAGTAATCTAGAAATATCTGGACAAGTTAGTCATATTAATACTAATCTAAAATGTTGTTTTCCTAAGGCATCGAGTAAGAAAAAGGGCGAGGCAGCGGCTACAAATGCGACAAATTCCCATTGTGGTAATGTTGCCTATTACTGTTATGAAGATATTAATCCAGATGGTTCATATAAAGGACTTTGCAAAACCCATTATAAAAAGGAAACTACCGCTGCCCCCTCCAGCAAATTTCCAGAGCTTACGGTTAAAAAATGTTGGTCAGACGGGTGTGAAGGGAAGCCCATCCAAGTTTTAAAGGCGCATATATATAAAGGCCATTGTAAAAAACATATTAATGAAATGTTAAAAGCAAAAACTCATAGTGAAAGCGATTTCCTGAAGATAAATAGGGCAAAGACAACTAGTAAAATAGATATTAATCATCTGGGCTTGGCTCTTTTTCAAGAATTGGATAAGAGAAAGGTCGAATTGATAGCGCCTAGTATTATATTATTGGAGAATCAGCCAGTATTGAAAAATCCGACGATGAAGAGTATGCAGATGTTTCTATATTCATATTATTTAATAAGAATGATGGAGATACTGGGAGGAATAGATGATAAAAAAATCCAATGTTATTGTGCTAGTAAGAAATTGGATTTAATTAAATTCATACCAGAGGTTGAGAAAGATAGAATAATTACATTTATTGATACAGTTAAAAATTCATATCAAAAGAATAAGAAGATGGCTATAATGATGGTTGAAGTATTATTGAGTAATAATCCAAAATGGAATGACTTTTTTAAATCACATCCTAAACAAGATGACTTGGCAGATTCCCTTTTAATGACTTTACATTATTTTGAAAAAGGCAATTTAATGAAAGTTAAAAATGATGAGAAAAAAGTTTCTAATAAGAAAGAGAAAGAAGGGAAAAAGAAAGCTAGAAAAGGGAAGAAAGATGATGAAGAAAAGGATAATGAAGATGTTGAAGATAATGATAATAATGATAATTTAGTTGATGAGTTAGAATAGTTAAGATCGCTTAATAATTCGATATCCAGAAAATCCATAGTAGATTAAAGCAATGACCAAATATAGACCACCAAATAGGAAAAATAATAATGCTTGTACACCACTATCTGTAAGTTTATATACAGACATAAGAAGTAGAATATAAATAATTATTATAACGATAAGTATTATTGTAATAGTAGTATTTATATCTGTAAATTTATTTTTATTATTAATTGATGACATAATCACATTGGCAAGACCGCCAGTTGCAAGACTAGAAATATCTGGAACAGATGGAATAAGCATTTTTGATTTACGTTTATATATTTAGTTAAATTAAAAAATTGTTTTTATTATTATATATAAATATATTATTTTATAAAATATAAATATATTATTTTATAAAATATAAATATATTATTTTATAAAATATAAATATATTATTTTATAAAATATAAATATATTATTTTATAAAATATAAATATATTATTTTTTTTTACATTATTATTTACATTATTATTTATTTGATTATCTATTTGATTATCTATTTACTTGGTCTTTCTATATTTTTTCCTATGAATTGTAAATATTGATTCAAATTGCGTCCATGTACATAAACTTCACAAGGCCCATCATATTTCATAAAAAAACCACTATCTCCTAAGAAAAATGTTTTAAGACCCCCCATTTTTGCTATACTATAATCAAAATTTGCATTACTTAAACAGAATAGACCATTTTCTATCTTTACACTTTCCCCTTCAGGTATTACCAATCTTTCATATCCACCAAATGATGCAATCCAGATCATACCATCATTAGCATATTGCGATTCCTTTACAGTTGCTATTGATAAGAATATACTAGCACCTTGAAATATATTTTTAAATCTAGATACTGTTTCAAGTATAACATTATTTGTTGCACAAACAAAGCTGTCTGATGATATTAGATATCTAGAACCAGGTTTAATAAGAACAGAAAACATATCACCAGGTAATGAAGATGCAAAAGCAATAGAACTAGGTTTTTCACGACTACCTTTGTAATATGTCATAAAAAAAGATTGTGATGTAAGAGCTGATCTAAATAAACCTTTCAATATTCCTCCTGTTTTGGTTTTAACATCTATTGAAGAATCAGCATAATTAACTGCTCCTTTTTGATCATATACCTCTTGATCTTTTAAAAGATTTATAACTACAGTAGCATATGAAGGACCATTAATAATTTTAAAATATGGAATCATTTTCCCATCACCATTCCCTTCTAATGATATTTCATTCATAGTATTTTTATCATATTTAATACTACCTTGACTAATATTACTATAATATTCATAACTTTTATAAGTCTGTGATTCTCTCCTAGTTCTTCTATTAGTTTTTCTCTTAGTTTTTCTACTAAACATATTCAATTAGTAATATATATTAAATATTTTAAGTTATTTAATATATATTTATATTTTTTAATATTTTTAATGTTATATAAAATCTATATATAAACATAAATCATATATCAACTTATAAATAATTGCGTAAATAATCATATATTTCTTTACTTGTTTTTAATTAGTAAGTAAAAAGTAATAAGACATTAATAAGACATTTTATATTAAATATCATATAATATAATACCAATAATAATACCAATAATAATACCAATAATAATACTAATACAAATATGGATTCCTTTGACCTTGATTTAGAAGATCTTGACTTAAAAAGTGTTGATATGGGATCATCATCTCAATCTGGTAATAATAGTGCATTTAAAAATATATCTTTTGGATCTAACCAATCTCAAAATTCTGGTAGTAACTATAATAATACTTATAATTCTCCCAATTTAACTATTTCTACAAGTAATAATGATTCTATGCCTTCTATGAGTGGTCTTTCATCTGATAAGGAAGTAGATTTTGGATTGAATTTATTAGTTAATAAGAAGAAGCAGAGACCTGAATCTGAAGTTACAAAGCTTGGATCAGGTTCAGGTTCATATTCTAATAACCCTAGCCCTACTTTCAATTCTTCTAAAAATTCATTTAATAGTTTATTTAATGATAATTCTGGTGGCGGTGAGCCTCAACGTATAAATAATTTTGATGAATCCGAATTTTTACAGAAATCGTTATTTGATGATAATTTAACTAATATTGATCTAGATCAAGAATTAAATAGTATGGACTTAAATGATATTTCTAAACCTGCTCCAAGTATGAATGGTCCAGGACTTCCCAATTTTGGCGGTTCTTCAAATAGTTTTGCGGCGAGTGCTACTACTAGTGCTTTTGGAAATATGCATAGTAACATGAATAATGGTTCAGGATCTATTAATACTGGAGGTGTCTCTAGTACTGAAAACTTATCATTTGAAGAAATTCAGAAGCGTAAATTCGATTTGCTTTGTAAATTTGAACGTTTGAGAGATAAGGGTGTTAAATTGCCCAAGACTTTTTCAATGTCTAGTAGTTATGAAGAAATGAACCAGGAATATGATAGATTAGTATATCATCGTAAAATGGAAAACAGTGTAAAAATGCAGAGGCGAATGTTAGTATCTTTCTCATCCATGGCAGAATTTGTTAATAATAAAACAGGTAATCCGTTTGATATAAATTTGGATGGATGGAGTGAACATATGAATGAAGAAATTAATACTTATGATGAGGTTTTCGAAGATTTATTTACTAAGTATAAAGATACTATTGATATGGCTCCAGAATTGAAATTAGTATTTATGGTTGCTAGTAGTGCCTTCTGGTTTCATATATCTAATAATATGGCTAAGTCGGTAATGCCCAATATGGATATGAATAAGATATTTAAGCAAAATCCCGACTTAATGAATCAATTTAAAACCGCCGCAATGGGTTCAATGGGTCAAACTAATCCTGGCATGGCCAATTTTATGGGAAATATGGGTAGTATGGGAGGCGGTCCTCCTAAATATAATCCTATGGCTAGTCCCCCTTTTTCAAATCCTAGAGATGCGCCACCCAGGGGTTCTACAAATATAAATTCAAGTGATGATATTGATGCATTGATTGATAGTATGAATTCGTAAATATATATAGATTTTATTTGTATTAAATATATTCTATTGATTGTTTTGTATCATTTTTTATTTATTATGAATCATTGTTGATTACTAACGGTATTATTATTTATAGCTAGATTGCTAATTCTTTGAGGAGCATTGACGCTACTAGGTATAGGAGGATTTACAGTTTCGTATTTAGTTACCAATTCTTTTGCCATTAAATATTCTTCTTTTGTAATTGGTGAATCATTTTTTGCAGGTAGAATACAAAATTGGCTATTTTCATTAAATACTGTATTAACCAATAATATAAAACCTATTGTAATAACACCAGCTACTACTAAGTCTCGGGTACCCATCCATAGAACTAGGAATATTAAAAAGCGGCGAGCAAATTTATGATTTAGTACTTTATGCATAAATTCCCCAACCTCATTACCAATATAGCGCGCTCCTAAATTTATTAATAATATCATTAAACCTAATATATATTTATTACCACTAAGTCCTATTGTTGCTAGAGCTAAAACAGATGCATTTCCGGCTGGTAAAGCTGGTAAAGGAGCAGGATTTAATGCAGCCATTATTATTTATATATTATTTATATATTATTTATATATTATTTATATATTTTTTATATATTTTTTATATATTTTTTATATATTTTTTATATTTTTTTTCAACTATTTACTATTGTATTAGTATTGTATAATTATTATTAAGAAATAAAAAAGAAAAATAAAATAACAATTATAATTTATTTATACATATCTTTCTAAGCATTCTAAGCATTCAAAGGGTAGAATGCTATTCCGCAAGATTTAGCTTGTGATGCAGAATATGCTTTACATTGGGCAAGGGGTGGACCATATTTAGTAAAGTTTTGTGGGCTATTTTTAAAGTCATAACGGCATCCAGATACATCATAACCATCGCGACTAGGAGGACCTACGCTTGTAATAAAATCATTTTGAGATGAAGGAAAAGCTTGAGGGGATGTAGTAGGAATGGTATCAGTAGGTTGGAAAGGAGCTAGATTTTTATTTGGAAAAGGTTTGGTATTATTATAGATAAATTCTGATTCAGTAAGGACTTGCATATTATCATTATTAATCATTCTAGCTACATTAGAAAAATTGACTCTCCTTTTTGGTGTTACTCTATTAATATATATTGAAATGTATAGAACAAGAAATGCTAGAATAATACCACTTGGCATATCAATTAATATAACAAGGATAACTAATGATATGACAAGAAGGTAATTTATGGGATCCGTAAATAATTTGATTAGTACTGGAAAACTTTCTAATATTTCATCAGTAAATGCTATACACAATATTACAATTGCAACTAATATTAAAATATTTGAACTACAAGATACAGATGCCATTTGATTAGATTATTATATTATTAGATAATTTTATTATTTTATTCTATAATTCTATAATTCTATAATATTATTATAATATGCTATATTTATTTTAGATATTACAATATTTATAAATGATTTATTTTGTATTATGTATTATGTATTATATATATGTATTATAATCTATAATAATATTATATAGAGCTAATAATCTGATTTGCTAGATACATTTAGATTATCATAATGAAACTAATTGATGATTTAATAGAATTTGCATTTGAATTAAGAGAATTAATTGAAGAAGATTGGAATAAATTTAAAAAATTCATAAAAGATAATAAAAAATATTCTACATGGTTATTAATTTTATTAGTATTATTAGGATTTACAGATGTTATGACTTTAGGTTCCTCTTGGGATAGATACTGTAAGGTAAATAGAATACAGACAGGAGGTGCAAATGCCCCTCCTGCAAATGCCCCTGCAGCAAATACTAAGAAAACAGATGAAACACCTGCAGCAAATACTAAGAAAACAGGAGAGACACCTGCAGCAAATACTAAGAAAACAGGAGAGACAACTGAAGCAAATACTAAACAAACTGGTGAGGAAGGAGATAATGATGCTAAAGCTAAAAAAGGTGAATCTGATGAACTAAAAAAAACAGATGGTTGGTTATCTAAATTAAAAGGTGAAGCTGGTAAAAGTACTGGTAAATTAGGACCTGTATTTGGTAATATGGATCGTATTTTTAGTTATATTAAAAATGTATTTTATATTATTACTGTTATTTTAGCAATAATTGGTATAATATCTATACCTGTATTAATATTTTTAGTATTAACTTATGTTGTATTTAAAAAAATGATGGGAAGCCTCATGATATTATAAATATTTTATTTTTTATTTTATATTTTATATTTTTTATGATAGTATATGATAGTATATAAATATGTATGATTACAATATAAGTAATACAAGTAATACAGGTAATACAAGTAATACAGGTAATACAGGTAATACAGGTAATACTATGTCAATAGAATATATCTGGAAATCAATAGTAGATTATTTTATAGATAATACTATAACTATAAATGATACTGATAATAAAACATTAAAAATTAAAAAATTTTTATTAAAATATAAAAGAATTATTGGTCTAATTTTATTGATTATATTATTATTGATCGGTTATTATTGTGAACCTTATGGTAATAATAATACATTAAAATCATTAAAAAAACAAAAAGGGGGTGCAGAAGCTATAGCTACTGCGGCTACAAAGATAAATACTAGTGCTGTTGCGAATATAGCTACTAAAGCAGAAGGTGTCGCTACTAAAGCAGAAGGAGTCGCTGGAGAACTAACAAATAGTGAAAATAACGGTGAAGAAAAACTACCAGAATCTCAATATCCTAGAGCTTCAAAAATGTATGAATATGGTTCTAGAGCAGGTAATTCTGCTAAGGAATGGTCAGGATGGTTTTATAGTATTGTATATTCAATTGCTATATCTCTTCTACTGTGTATTATTGTTGTACCATCTATTGGTTTTTTTGTAATAGGTATAATTTGTTATTTCTTATTAAAAAATAAAATGAAAGTAATTAAAGGATTCTAATAAGTAAGTATTAAAGTATTTACCTTGATTTAGTATTATTATTTAAACCATCTATTATAGGATTTATACCAAGCTGTGTATTTTGTGATAAATTTTGGTAGCTTACTAGATCGTAATCAACCTTATCATTTTTAGGTAAATAATTAAAGTTTCCAGATGCTATATATTGCTTGCTGTCATCATTTACATTTTTTAATTTTACAAATATATCATTATCAAAGTATTTATTATATATTTCATATATAACATCTTTTGATAAATTGGTTTTATATGGATCAAATTCTATTTGTGATCGTATTTGTTTTAATATCTGATCCTTTGCAACATCATCCATTTTAAATCTATCATCAATACCAAGTAATTCTTTATCTAGGAGAGCATTATTTGTAGTTACAGGAATCGTATTAGGAATCGTACTAGGAATCGTATTAGGTATTGTAGTAGTATCTTCGAAAAATTCTTTATATACAAATCTAAATGGGACCATTACTAGAATAAATAATAATACACCAGTATATGAATCAATTCTTACTATAAACATTATTAATAATATGTACAGAATTAAACAATATTTATTCATAATATAATCAGCATAAATTCTATAAATTAAATTACTTCTTTTCATTGTCAAAAATTGGATAAATATATAGATGAATACTAATGTTATTGCTAGATGATAATATAATATATAATTATCATTTTTACTTGTTTTACTTATTCTAGACATTCTAGACATTCTAGAACTTCTATTACTTACAAATTGATTAGATAATATTTTTTAATATGTTTATTTCGGGCAAACTTTTTTTATCATCTAAATATAATATCAAATAAAACATTATAATATATATTTATATACATATATATATACATATATACATATACATATACCTATATAAATGTGTTCTATTGAAGAAGCATGGGCGGGCCAGAATTTTGAAGGGAAACCTGTTGTATCGCAAGGGGATATACGTAAAGCATATATGTCATTACCAGATAATCTTCTATCCCGTAATAATGAATTTGCAATTAGTAGTAAAGAGCCCAATAATAGGGATCTTACTCGAGGAATAAATTCCAAATATTCTAGAGAACCTAGAGTTCCTAATCGTTCTGTTAATAGTAATAATGGAACTGCTAATATTAATTTTTCTTCAACTATGCCTACTGGTAATAATTATTCTGGAGTTGAACCTAGACCAGCATATATGGAAATCTATGATAGAAATGCTCCTTCTCCTGTAATGTCTAAAGATCATTTTAGTGATGTAGATAGCGCCTTTAATGTTTCTAATACTGTTGATAATTTTATGAAATCTGGAATGAACATGAATATCAATATGAATAGCGACATGAATAACGACATGAATAGCACTACTAATCCTTTACTTAATGAAGATACACCAGAAGATGAAATAGTTTTTAATAATAAAATTAGTAATAGAAATATGAATCAAAATAAAAGTCAATTTAATGATGTCAAACCAAATAATATATATAATAGTTCTGATTCTTTTGCTGATACACAAGTATTAGTTATGTTACAACAAATTCTTAGTAAGCTAGATAGGTTAGAAGGTAATTTACATCATCAACAATCTAGAAATATGTATGATATTATTTTATATATTCTGATTGGTATGTTGCTCTCATTTATATTATATTCTATCTATTGTTCTATGAGTAAGATGAAGTAAGATGAAATTGAACATGCTATGTAAAAATATTATTTAATGTATTTTGAAAAACATTTATATCTTCTGGATCATATATTAAAGGTTTTGATACTAAATAATCATCAATTGACTTATATTGTAAATCGTGTAAGTTTTTTAATTTCTCAGGGTTCTCTTTTTGGGGTGGTTTTGTGGGTGGTGAGTTTTGTGATGAATATGGTTTTTTTTCTCTAAATTTAGTTGGTTGAGGTGCTTCTAGAGCTTTAAATTGATAATGATTACTACTTCCAGACCCATAATTTCCATATTTATCATAATTATCATATTTAACAGCTTTCTTATTATCAGGCATCCAAGAAATATGTATTGTGGTGGGATATGCAAATGTAATTTCAAAACCTTTTTCAAGTAATTTATCCATAATATATTTAGTACATTCATTAACATCATACAAGGGTAAACCAAATACTACATTAGGAACTATATATGTACAATTATAACTATCACTTTTTTCATTAGTATTTAATATTCTTTGATAACATAAATCTAGAATCTTTTCAAATAATTTATTTTTTTTATTTTCCCTTTCTTCAACTTGACTTCTCAATTTATTAATATTTATAGATAACATGGTTCTGGATACTCTAGAATATATATTATCAATTATATTATATTTTATTATCTTTTATTATCTTTGAATATATATTTTGTAATTATTTAATATATATTATATATAGTAAATATAGTAATTATTTAACAAAAAATAAACCTAAGTATAATAATATATAATCAAATATAATCAAATATAATCAAATATAATCAAATATATAAATAATATATAAATAATAAAAAATGAATAACTGGCGTCAAACTCAATTTAATAAAGATTTATGTAATGGTACTATTACATATCGTGGAAGTGGTGATTTAGTAGTTCAGGGACAATTAACGCAGGGCGGTTCGGCTTCTAAATTATATTTCTGGGCTGCTGCACCTCCTACCTACGGAACTAGTTTTTCGGGTTCTGGTATGCCTTATCCCGATGCTGAAGTTGCCTATGATCGAACACCTAATAAAGGTCTAGTCAATTTAACTAATGGGCAATTTACTATTAATATGAAATATCCCAATGCCTATTATATTGGTCTTGGTTCTCTATATGTTCCACCTCATGTAAATTTTAAAGTCTGTCAAGAAGGTATGGCTGATAGTTATTTTAGTGTTCAAGTTGATGGAGGGGTTCCCTTTCGTACATTAACTTATCCTGCTCCCCCATCCAAGAAGCCTCGTATTTCCCCTTTATTTTATTGCGAACCTGAAAAGGGGGCCCGAACTCAGGAATCTATTTTACGTGCTAGCGCATATCCTGAGACTAATACTATGCCTGATAATTTCTGGGGCGACCGTTCTCCTAGGTAAGTAATACTGTCATATGCCTAATATCGTCTGCAGTTTGTTTAATTATATCTTCATAATGTTTTATCTTTTCATCAGTTTTATTTAATTCATTGCTAAATTGTTTTTCTGCTTGAATCATTTGTTTAATTTTTAAGAATTCACTATTTCTCATATCAAAAGAGGCTTTGTACTCAATGTTTTTAATATTTAGTTCTAGAATAGTGTCATTTAATCTCTTAGTTTCACTTGTAAATTCTTCTGCTATACGTTGTCTGGTAATATTTAATCTATTTTTAGCATTCACTATATCATTACTTAAATCACTTAAAGTTTTAGACAAATTACTATCTATGTTACCCATTGCCAAAGTTTCATAAGTATCGTATTTATATTTTAACTCAGCTAGAATAGTTTCTAGAGTAGTTTTTTTTTCTTTTTCTATTTTAAATTGATCTTTATAAGCTATGACCTTTACACGATTTGTTAAATTGTAATTATCAACTATTGTTGTTATTCTGGAATCAATAGATTGCTTGTTCTTATCTAATTTTTTAATTGTATAATCTAATCTAGCTTTATAATCTTTTATTTGTTTTTCAATATTAGATATTTTTTCATTAAGTGATAGAGACTTGTCTAGATTAAATTCTGTATAGAATGTATTCATTTTATTTATATCTATGGGTGGTGTACTGCTAGGATCCCTAGTGCTAGGTTCCATATCACTAGATACTTGATTACTAGCATATTCAAAATCAATTATAATATGTTTAAATTCATTAAGATTATTTATAGATAGTTTTAAAGTATCAATTTGATTATTTATAAATGTTTCTTGCGATTTAAAATTATTAAGTTGTTTATGCATATTAATTTTATCCACCTTTTTTTGATGCAATTGTTCTAGTGTATTTTTTCTAGATGAATGAGCCTCTATTTGTAAATCGGTTATAATAATATTTTGTTCTTGTAGAGAATTAGTAATTAAGTCAATATCTTCTATCAATTTAAGTTTATTAAGTTTTGCCTCTATAATATCGGAATCATACAAATCTTGAGCTTCTTTTTTATGTATTTCTATTCTTTCTAATTCATCCCTTAATATAATATCTTCAACCATTAAACTTTGATTACGATTACCTGTAAGATTTTTTAAATCCTGAGTCAATACTGTTATTTGATTTGTATTATTGGTTAGTATTATTTTCAAACTCTTTAATATTGACTCTAGATTATTATGATCTTCTTCTAATTCTTGGAGTTTACTGTTATCTGTATTAGAATTTATAAGATTTTGTTTTATAGATTCTCTAGTTTTTTGGAGACTAATAAGAGTTTCTTTATAACTATCTAATTTTGATTTAGCATTTGATATCTGGATTTGCTTCTTCTTATTATCCATTCTGGAAACTTTTATTATCTAGATATGTATCTGGAGTTATCTATTCTATATGTATTTATTTTATATAATGAAATTATGTATTATTATTTTACATATGAAAAGAAATAAAAAGAAATTAAAAAAAATTAATATATATAAAAAATGAATATAGAGATTTATATATATAATGTATCTAGAATGATATATAATAATAATAATATTTATAATAGATACATTTACAATACATAGTAATTACAACACAATGTCTGCTCCTGCCTATCGTATCATTAGAATCCTATCTGGAATAATTAGTGAAAATGTTAATCTAACGATTAAACAACGAAATGATATTATTAGTAGTCTCAATAAATATGCTATTGATGAAATAGAGAACAATCGTTCTAATGATCAAAAAATAAGAGACTTGAGGGAAGATGTTGATTCATTATTGATAAAATCTTATACCGAAAATAATATTAAAAAAGATAAACATGAAAAATCAAATGAAAAAACAAATGAAAAATCAAATGAAAAACTAGATACAGAATGGTAATAAAGAAGGTTATTAAAGATATCTATGAAAAAATGTCTATGGAGGATAGCTAAATTACAAATACTCATTTACATATTCTTCAATTTTTTCCTTATTAGTTCCTATAATTGTATTACAATATGATCCATTCTTATAGTAAATAAAGGTTGGTACTTTTGCTATATCAAAATTAGTTACTATTGTTTCTTTATCTGAATCTTCAATATCAATCTCTTGAAATTCTACCTTTGGATAATTTTCCTTTAGATATTCAATAAATGGTTTAATTGCTTTACAAGGACCACACCAAGTAGCTTTAAAATCTATTACAATTAAAGTATCTGGCTTTGATTTAGAATATAATTCTAGATTATCCATAGTATCAATTGAAGAATTAGTAGATGAAGACATGATGGATTATATAATGGAATTATATATAGATTATATGTTATAAATATTATTAGAAAATATAAAAGATAATAAGATTATTTATATTTATGTTTATGTTAAGTATTTGTAATATTTTTTGAAATTTTACACAATTATTTATAATTTTATTAATATTTATTATTTATAATTTTATCTATATGATTCTATATAATCGTTAGTGGTGATTTATTAATACAATCTACAACTACACATTCGGTTGTTGGATTACCTTTATATATAAAATACGACCAATTCCATGGTATATAAATCATATTGCCTTGTCTAATAATAATTTCAATATAATTTAATTCTAAAGGTTCTTTATTTAATAATGGTGTTGCATCTAAGCTAGATACCATATTATTAAATGGTTCTAGCATCTTATCTTGATCTGGCGCTGCTAGTATAACTCTCATCTCTCCAGAAACACATCCAAACATTTGTAAATAATTAGTCTGTTTAATAAAAAATATTGCGGCTTTCTCATCTAGAACAACATTTCTAATATCAATATTCCAATCATATGATAAAGGTAGATTATAGATTTCTAGATTATTTTTAATATAATCTGAATAATTTATAGTTGTATTAGTAGCTATGGTACTTCTTATATCATTTAAAGATTTACCTAGCAATGTATTAAACTCTTTCCAATATTTCAATTCCTTTTGAAATACAATAGGTTGATGATTATCTAAGAGTTCATATGCCATATCTGGATCTGGATCAGATACTTGTAGTATTTTTAATTCATTATTAATAGTTTTTAATCTGGAAATGTGACAGTATATAAAGAATATAATAAATAATGTTACCAGAGCAATAATATAATTTATTATAGAAGGAGCCATAGTTGAGAAGAGTATTATGTATATGTATCTAGAGTAATATGTATCTGGAATATTATGTATCTAGAATATGTAATTTATATATTCTGAATATTAAATAAATATACTACTTATATATTTTATAAACAATAAATAAATGATAAAAAAACTAATTTAAACACTTTCTTCTTTATTAGAAGCAGTAATAATAAGATTGTAAAAAGACAATAAAATACAATATACTCTATATATTTCCTTTCTAGAACTACAAAATGTCTAAATCCAATAATGTAACTTCTTCTTCTGATGATAAAGCCGTATTAACAGGGTGTGTTAAATGGTTTGATAATAAACGTAATTATGGTTTTGCTACTGTATTAACTGATGGCGAAAATCATAATCAAGATATTTTTATTCATCAATCCAATATTAAGACAAAGCAAGATTGTTTTAGGACTCTCTATGTTGGTGAATGTATTCACTTTCAAATTGCCAAGTCTGATAATCCAACTCATCCTTTTCATGCTGTGAATATTACAGGCTTTAATGGAGGATTACTTCATTGTGAGAATCCTAGTTTTCGCCGTCCTCATTCTGCAGGTCGCGATGATAATGTTCGTGGTAATGGTTCGGGAAATGGTTTTCGAGGAGGGTCAAGTGGTCGCGGACGTAGTGAGTTTCAAGGACGTTCTTACAATGGTGATAGACAATTCAATAGCTTTGCCCCTCGTCGTTTAAATAATGATCGTCGCGAACAGGTAAGCCAACAATCGGCCCCAGTTTCTGATTCAGTTCCTCCTACTATTCCTGAAGTTGAAGTATCTGTTCCTGCTGTAGTATCTACTCCTGAAGTTTCGGAACCTTCTAAAGCAGCACCTAAAGGAAAAGGGCGTAGTAAGAAAACTACTGAAACCGCATAGATATAAATGTTTTCTGGATAATGATTTATTGTTTATGATTTATTTTTTATATGATTTTTTATATGATTTTTTATATGATTGATTTATGTTTGATACATGATTTATAAATGATTTTTATATGTATTTATAATAATATATATTGATTTAATAGTGATTAAATAATTAATAATCAATATGGCTAATAAAGTAGTTAATAATGTAGATTTATTAAATAAAAGTAGTTTTTATGTTGAAAAACCTAATATTTTTGGTAATCCTTTACTTATTCTAGTAATAATTATAATTGCTTTAGGATTTGCTGGATATGCTATCTATTACTATTTAAATTCTAGTGCAACAGTATCTATACTTCCAAATAGTAGTTATTATGGAAGTGATATATCTTTATATGAGCCTATATTTCAAGAAAATGTTAAAACTATAAATGATTGTATTAATATTTGCAAGAATGATATTACTTGTGACGGTATAACTTATAATAATAATACTCAAGCTTGTTTAGGAACAAAGAATGGTCAAATTCGTAATGAAACTGCTACATACAGTGCTTGGATTAAACCTGAAAATCGTAAAGAACCCTATACTATTCATACAGATTTTAGCAAAGCCATATTAGTTGGATATACCAAGACTATGACAGTTGTAAATGGACAGAAAATTATAAATCCTTATATGTTAGGTAATTTTGCATATTCTTTTAATATAACTATATCCGACTTTAATCTTAATTATGGAAGTTGGAGACATGTATTTCACAAAGGAACTCCTATAGAAACAGGAACAATACTTAATTATCAATCTTGGGAAAATTTAATTAGAGATATACCAATACAAACTATTGGAGTATGGCTTGCCCCTTTTACAAATAATTTACGAATTGCTGTTACAACTTCTAGCTTAGCAAATAGAACATACGGATCATATCCAGATGCTTTTGTTGAGCAATGTGACAGTTTAACAGAAGAATGTTACATTACAGATATGCCTGGCGGAAAATGGTTAGATAAAAATCGACTAGGTGATGACTCTACACCAAATACAAGGATTAATACATATATAGAATTTTTTGATCATGATATGCAAAATATTCCTCTTAATAAACAAGTTAATATTACAATTAATTTCAGAGGTCAAGATGCTGAAATATTTTTAAATGGAAAAATAACACAAATTGTTAGATTGGATGGTGTCCCAACAATAAATAAATCAAATTTATACGTAATGAATAATAATACATTTGGGGGTGAACTTACTAATATATTATTTTATCCTACACCATTAAAAATACCTGAAGTAAAAAATATTATGGATCTAGTACCTAATATTACAGATTCAAATATATAAATATATAAATATATAAAT